ACTTTATAGCCTTCACGGATTACGCCATCAGAGCCCTTGAAACCATTAGCCACATAGACAATAGCTGGATCGTTGAAGGTCTTTGCATTAGCAAGCCTCGTGGAAAGCTGGATACTAGTCGGTTCGCCCACGACCGCAAGTACCCGCTTACCTTCATTGCGCACCCGGTCAATGTAGGTCTGCACGGTGGAATGAATAGCCGGGTCCTCACTATCGACAGCTAGGACGTTCCAGTCGATAGCTTCAATTGCCGAGAGGCCGCTATCGTAACTTGCGCCATCTACAGTCGGGTCAGCACCCCCCGCAAGGGGCTGCTGGGTCACCGCTGCCAGAACCCCGTTGCCGTCAGCCAGCTTAGTTGCTGTAATGTATGGACTATTGGAAGCATTTACTGCGTCAACCAGGGCCTGCGGTTCTGTAGTCCCCTTGGCGAAAGCAACTGTCTGCAGTAGCGTTACTCCCTCGTAAAGCAGAAGTTCTCGCTTAGTCGTATCGGTGAGGGAATCCCTGATAGTTACTTTGAAGTCATTTCCGCGCACGCCCTCATATTTGGCGGTGATAGTTACCACGTCCACCGGAGTAGCAGAGGTATCCTGAAGGGTAATTGAGGCCTTCGCCCCGCCGCTGCCCAGGCGGTAACCCACTACCTGACGACAGCCACCACGGAATGCCTCAAGAGCGGTGTCAATAGTACCGCTATTTCCAAAGGTAGAGGTAACCGCATCGGCATTTTCAAGATAAGTTACCTCGCCCAGAGGTCCCCAAGATGCACGGAACAGCGCCGCTACGATGCCCTGCGGCACAATCGCTTCCGGCAGTTCGCCAGTGCTAGTCACCCGAACATACACGCCGGGCCTGATCTTTTGCTCGCCTACTTGGAATACTGAACCAGCCATTTACTACACCTTCCTTTCTAAGAATGCTTTAATAGCCTTTTTAGCTTCTGCTTTTGTCATTGCATCCTTGCCGGTTAACCTTAACGCCCCGGCCACTACTTCCGGCTTCACGCCAAAAGAAGAAGCCGCGGCAATAAGTTCTTCACGACTGTAAACAGGCTCTTGCTGTTGTGTTTGTTCTACAGAAACAGGTTTCTCCTTGGCCAAATTAAATCACCTCTATAAACATATCATTTCATTCAGCATCTATTGGCTCATAAGTTTTTTCAAAAATATCAGGCTTGCAAGGATAAAATTCACCGTTAATGCCTTTTATAATGTAATCTCCAACCTGAGCAGTTAAAACACCTTCCAAAGTTTTAATCTTAACAACTGGATTTTGAGGATCTTTATAATCGACTACTAAATCATCATTCATGAATTCTGATAGTTTATTTAAAGAAGCCGCATCGTCTTTAAACTGCACTGCTTCAACAACAATCGGTTTCTTTCTGTATCTTGCCAATTACTTCACCTCCCCGCTAACCGCACCACTAACAACAGCCCTACCCAAAACTTCAGCTTGGGCAGCAGGTTGCAATACTCCAAATCTTGCCGTTACCTGCACCTGCCCCCGGCGCATGTGGTCGGCCTCGCTATCAGCCGTAATTTTTATCAACTCCAAAGGACCACCATCAGACATTGTAAGCCTACGCTGTTTAGCCAGGCCTTCCGTGAGCTTTCTTATCCAAGTAAGCCTTACTGCCGCACTAGGTGCTAGAATGTGCCCTGCAAGCTGTGCTTCCAACCAGTTCACTGCTGCCGTAATCTGCACTGGTGCAATTCGCACTAATCGCCAGTAGATTCCCGGTGCAGTATCGGCAGGAGACCATGAAGCAGGATCGGTATGCACTTCAGGCCATGCTGTTTTTGCCCAGCTTTGCAATACCGCTACTGGGTCTGGGTCGTAAGTAAGGCCGTTTAACCAGCCCAAAGCAAAAACCCGGAAGCGTAGACCACGAGTGATAGCATCCCATTCCTCATCGACGAAGTCCTGGCCGGTAGTGCCGATGTAGTCGGCAAGATATTGCTCTCCCGCTTCGGAAAATCTTGCTCGGTGTAGAACATTTATCACGGCGTTGGCAATGGCATCCACCTGCTCGAATGTGGTTCGATTAACGTAAGGCCATACCTCGACAATTGTAGAAAATGCTGCCCAGTCTGCCTCTGGATCTTGCGCGCCTTCTCTAAGCACTAAAAACGGCTTTTGTGTATTTACTCCAGCTGCCTGAGGCTCATAAACACGCCCCTGGACCTGTGACACGCCATCAATTAGCAATTGTCTTATAGTAGCTCTCATGTTTAATCACTCCAGTAATCAATCACCGTTTTACGAATGCGCGATAAGTGAGTATCCACGGTCGGACCTATTATTGCTCTGGCTTTCATACCAGGATGTGTAACTTTTTTAACAGGATGTTCAGCGCCTTCCCAGTATAATGCTTTCTTGTTAACAGGTTTTATCATGAAAGGCTTGCCCTTTGGTCCGTATTTTCCTGTCCCTTCTTCCAGATATCGACCATATTCAACACCATGGGAGAGATAAAGCACCAATTGTTCTCCCCGTACATCCACTCCAGCATGCAAGCCTTGTCTGGCATGTCCTGTTCTATCCGTCCAGGGAGCATGGGTTTTAGCATAGTTTTCTAATTGCCCGGCCCAGTCATCAAGGAGAGCATAGAGCCCAGCTTTCTTCCTTTCAATAAATTCTCTTGTCTGGTCGCCTAGCGCCATTTAACTCACCTTCTCTAAATCAGCTTGATAGCCAACAAGCTCACCTTGTAAATACTGTGGATAAACTGCTTTAATGATGAAATGCCCTGCTGGTGTATCAAATTCATCTAGCACATTAGGGCCCGCTTTTATGTCGGCATTATAATCAGCCAATAGGCCCCAGCCTTTATCTATTTGCTTTGTTCCTGCTAATGTTGAAACATCAACCGGTACTCTATTTCCTTCCGTAAAAATTCTAACTATAAAAGGGCCTTTTGTACTTTTTACTTCATCAAAATAACCACCCACGTCCTTTTTCTCGGTTCGCTGGATGGTTATCGTCACCGGATTCTGCTGAATTGCCCAGGATATATGCTGCCGCCGGAGTGTCACTAAATCCATTTTACAACACCTCCGGCGGCGTTAGTCTCAATATCATGCTCCCCATGCTGCTGGCGGCCATGCGGCCATAAGTCTCGGCCATTTTCAGTGCATAATCTATCATTTCCTGCAGTTTCCGCAGGTCATAACGTTCCTGCCCTACTGCATAACTTTCAATCTGCCCGAGTTCTCGTTGAAACATTCCAGCTTTGAGCGTCCACCCAGCGGCAGCGGCTTCGTAGATATTTGCAGCATCAATTAGTAGTTCGTCTATATCCGCATCAAGAAAGCGGGTATCTGCATCACTTCCGCCTTCTGGTATTCTTTCGTCGAGAAGCTTCCTCAATTTTGTTCTCAATTCCGGTGTCGGTATCATCTTTTATCACCGCCTTATATTTAGGGCAGTTATGTTCAAGTGAGATAGATTCTATTGCCCATCTTCTAGCTGGTAAATCCGGGTGGCATTTTACTGCTGGTAGCATAGAAACATCAGCGTCTGGTACCCACGGATACCAGACGCAATCTTTGCATCTAGCCATTTATTTCACCTTCTTTAGCTTGGAAGAGTTAGTTCCTCTACAGCATTTGCCGGAGAGGCAACTACGCCACGACGTGCTCTGGCTACAATAGCATTTTCGATAAGTCTGGTTAAATCCGCACCGCTGGCGTCTATACGTAGGTCATGCTTTACGAGTTCTCGGAAATATTTTTGCGGTTCAATGAGATATGCTTTGTTTGGATCTACACCAGGATACTCGTAAGTCTTTTCACCTACAACCGTGCTCCATCCATCATAAAATATGAGAGTATCTATCTGGCTAATAGCTGGATACACGGTCCCGCCAATCTGCATCCTCTGTAGACATTCCTCTATATCCCACCTGCGGGAGCTGTGAGCCAATAACACCGTAGGTCTCCTAGGTGCTCCAGTGTCCGTATTTTTATCCTGGCTAGCATGGATCAATCCTGCTTTGATTGTATTGCGGAGTCTCTCCAGTAAAGTTGCGCCAGTTGTATCAGCTGCAGTTTTGTTCTTATCTGGATAGTTATAACTCAATATAGGATACAAATGGATATGATTCAGCAGTGCATTATAAGCTTCACCCATTGCTCTGTTTGCTTCAGTTATTTGCCATGTCTTATCATACTCAATCATATCCTCGGTCCATTGTAAACCTGCAGCATAGGTTATGATAGGTACTGTATCTTTAGGTCCTACCTTTCTGGAACCAAATTTGACTTCCTCAAGTTCCATATGCTCAAGGAACACTACTTGGGCATAAGTAAATGGTGTAATATCAACATACTCTGTAAAATTTGGGTCCTCAATTCTGCGGTATATAGGCCCATAAAGTAGAGGCACCGCCTCACGGCCAAGCTCTAAATCAATGACTGTCTTCTGCACTATGCTGTCAAGCCCAGCTGGTGTAGTGAGCATCTCGCCAATAGGCTTAGAGAATTCTAATACCTCCATCTCGCCGTTAACCATTTTCTTGGTTACAATTTTCATTTCACCATTGATGACATATGGTATCTTTTCCTCAATAGTCTTTTTGCGTCTTTCTTCTTTTAAGGTTTCAATGCTAATTATTTTCATTCATCCCACCTCCATTAAGCATGTGCTTGAACCTGCGGTCCAAGTATAAACCATATTACGTTGTTTGCATCTTTAGCGGCAGTAACCCTGCCTACCAGTCTATTCTGTGGATTACCGCTGGCATCAGGATTAGCTTGTGTAGTAAGGAGTTTTGTTGTTGCATCCCAGTAGACTTTATCGCCCTTGTTAAAGGCATCAGTAGGCGTAATCTGTGATGTTTCATATTCGGCCTGCTCTATATTGAGCACTACCTGAGCAGTTTGACCTGTGCCAGTAGTTACAGATTGGACTGCCAAACCGAAAAAGCCGTCCAGTTCGTAGAATTTACCCTGCTCTATTACGGTATTTTCGGGCACCGTTACTTTAACAGAAAGTCCATCACTTACCTTCCTTCCCATGCCTTATACCTCCTTTAAGGTAAAATTTTAACCGCCTGATTAGCGGTTGTTTGATGTTGTGATAATATTTGTGGCCCTGCCTTCTGCGGAGGCCTATTTGAGATTATCCCTTGATGAGACACTGCTTTTGGAGCAAATGTCCCATCACTTTTTTGGCTTACATAAGTTTGTGACTGCGGATTGTACCTGACTATGCT